ATTATTTTCTTTTCTGGGTCTTTAAATAGCGTCCATAAAACAAAAGCACCAGTAATCCAAGACTTACCAACACCTCGGAAGGCTTGGATCTGAAGCCGTTTGGGACCATTTTGCAAGTAATCTGCAATTGCATATTGAGCCCTAGTAGGAGAGGGTAGATCGAGTTGTTCCCATAAAGCTTGAAGGAATAGTTTGAAGTCATCCTGTAGGGCGGTTATGACGTTATTCACTATACTTTTCTAAATCTAGTATCATATATATCGCCACCAGGAGATCTGTAATCACCTGTAGGATCTTTAGGATCATTGAGGCGTTTAATTAAATCACGCATTGCTTCATCTTTTTCCTTTTCAGTTAAAGGAGTGTAAGCAATAGTTTTAGTTTTAGCTTTTTTAGAGCGTTTCATTTTACCATTTCTTGGTCCCATTACCATGGTTAATCTCCTTGTTGTTGTTGTCTTAGAACTGCTCTTTCTGTATCTGAGCCTTGTGTAAACCAATCTGTAAAAGGGTTCACCGCACCTACAGGTATAACACCTGGAGTCACAGCGCCTGGTACTACAGGAGTTTGCCAGTCCTTCTCTCCAGTTACTTCTTGAATTTTTGTTGGATCTTGGGATTCTGCTATTGTAGATGCTCCAGCCATAATTAAAGCAGGAGTAATTGCTTTAGGAGTAAACCATGCTGCAAAACCAGTGCCGTGTTCAAGGCTTTTATATGCCGACCATGCTCTAGTTGCCTGATCTTTAGCTGTAAATGTATTATAAATATTTATACCACTAAATAATGGGTCTATAGGTTTTGCAATAGTACGTACAGTAGAACTTAAGATTGCACCACCTGCTTTAACAACAGGGTTTTTGTAAGCTGCTTGAAAAGCTCTAGCTGCTGCTGAGTTTTCTTTAAATATTGTTTGCCAACCAGAACTGAGGACATTCATTATGTCCTTATCTGGTGTTAATTTTTTACCAGTTGTTGGATCTATTAAACCTTCTCTAATATTGATTTTAGTACCAGCAGATATTATACCACGAGCCATATCGTCTGGTATAGGTAATCTATTTATAGATTTTAATAACTCATCAGCTGGATTAACACCTGGAGGAAATACTGTTTGATCGAATTTGGTTAAAATTCTATCTAATTCTAATCCATAATCAGTACCTAACTTATCTATTTCTAAATTAGGTATTACATTTTTAAAAGCTTGTAATGGTGTTTTTCCTTTAGATAAAACTGGAGATGCAGAGAATCCTTTTTCAAAAGGTTTGCTTGCACCTGACCACCAACTATGTGCAAATCTATCAGATAAGGCTTGGAATATTTCTGGATTATCTACACGATTTATACCACGTTTACTTAGAATACCTGTAACATTATCACCAAATGCTTTATGTGCTGCAGGGTCTATATATTTAATAAATTCTTCACCAATCTCATAACCGTTTTCTAATGCAATTTTTTTAAACTCTCTCCTCCAGGAAGGGGCTTTATTTTTTAAAAATTCTCTTAAAGTAGATAATGCTGTCCCATGATGACCCACTTTCCCTTTGAATTTTTTATTATAATTAGCAGTTTTACCACCAAATTCTTTTAGCCTAGCAGCTAGTTGTGAGCTATCTAAATCATATTTCAGTATATCATCAAACAAACCTTCATCTGCATAAAATTCAGGATCAGTTGTAAGTAAACCTCCTAATGATCGATTTAATTGTTTTACTTCACCTGATAATCTTTTTAAAGTTCTATAAGCAGGTAATTCATTCTGTTTCAGCCAGATTAATCCTAACTCTTTCCTAGTTTTCCCAGGAAAATCTGCTTCTAATTGTTTGAAAGCTTGTTCTCTTAATTTAGGTATTTCTTTTAATCTAGATATAATTTTATTTTCAAGTACTCTTGCTAATGAATGAGCAGCTCCAGTTAGTTCCATTATTTAATCTTCCTCCCTTTACCAGAGGAATACCTCTTACCCTTTCTAGGAAGGGTTCTATTTTCTTTTGGAGAAGATAATTTAGCTCGATTTGGACTTGTATGAGAGGCATCCTTGCCGTCTCCATTACCGTATGTACCTAAAGCACGGTTAGCACGGTTAGCTTTCTTTGTTATTGCTCTACCTTTACCACTTTCATTATATCGTTTCTGTTGAGTGTTACGTTTTGCCTTAGCTTTCGGATTCTTTTTATAGTAATCAGACGTTGACATTACGGTGTAACCTCCTTTGAACTAGTTCAGGATCTACCTTAGGCATTACTTTTGCTAATTTATCTAAAGGACTACCATCATAGGCAACACCTGTGATATCATTAGTCTTCAGCCAATCGCAGGCTGCTTTTAAGTCTTGAGTGCTAGCCTCACCACCTTTAATTCTTTTCAGAAATTCTTTAGTGACGAGACCGTGTAACTCATTGAAATGTTTTTCTGTGGCTTTAGCCATTTAACTAAATAGTTTTTCTTTTACAATTTCTAACGCTTGATCATCAAGTTTGTTATCAGTCCTTTTTACGTAAGCCGAAAGTAAATCGATCACCAGTTGTTTTACTGAGTCGCTCTTTAGGAATGCTAAAAGGATGGGCTTGATTAGTAGTGTCATGATACTTTGGGTCGATTAGTGGGTTTTCTTTGAGTTGTTTTTGATTAATCTCATATTGAGAGATTGGAATAACGTCACTACATAAGTGATAGACTCTGGTTTTAGGTCGAATCATAAAACCTCTCTGCATGAATTTAGTGCAGTTATCTATTCTTACAAGCTCGTAATTCAATTGCATCTTTTCTATTTGTCTGTCAGCAGCTGACTTACAACGTTCTATAATCCCGCCGTCTAGGGGGACCATAAAGTTAACTTGGCCTCCCCAGTTTTCATTTTTGACGTATCCGTCAGGATCTGCGGGTATTTTTGGTTCGACTTGATTACCCATATAGAATGGGCTAAAGGTCATTGTGGCGCCGTTACACGATATCCCCGGTCCGAAATTCTGACGAGACGGGGCTCCATTGTTCTGGAATTGGACGGCTTGATTTGTAACATTTCCTGTAGCTGCTGCCACAGGATTTGAGGTATTGTTGGTTTCTCCCTCTTCAGCATAACTTGGTAATCCTATTGTGAGAAGACTGACAAGGATGTAGTAGTAGAGGTGGTATCGATTTCCCGATCTATTTCTGTTACTGATAACACTTGACTGGCTGCTCTCGTGGTTATCTCCAGTGTAAATGGATCGGCTTCGTTTACTATTGAGAATATTGCATCTGAAGCAGATATACCGCCAGAAGTGGCTGAATCTACTTCTACATTCTCTCCAGTCCATTTGTCTATAGCAGAACCATAGGTTGTTGTTTCTACGGTTTCTACTATTTCTTGGGTGGTAGTGGTTGTGCTCTGCATAGAGCCTTGGGTAAAGTTGGGAGTGACCAACTCTGCTCTCGCTACCGTGGGGGATACCAGCATTAAGAGTAAAAGCCATTTGTTCATTCTTCTTTCTTTTTAGCCATAGGACAGTTGACAGGATCTCCTTTATCTTTACTATTACCAGTAGACAAACCGAATGTTGCTAGGGCACCAGTGAAGACCGAAGCCACGAACGTGATATCGGAGTTACCAGCTTTCTTTATCATAGGTAGTTCTACATAGTTTAATGTAATAATAAAGCCAGACCAAACGACTACACCGAGTCGGACAAAGGTTCCAAGGATCTGGATTTGGTGTTCTTGGTCCTCAGCAGCATCTCTCAGCTTGCCAAGGAGACCTTTTCTTTTTTCTCCTTCCTTTTTTTCTTCCATGCATCAACTCGTTTCTGTAATTGTTTTTTAACGTGCTTTTGAATTGGTTCGAAGAAAGTCTGTGCAACAGTGGTGGTAGCCACAGCTACAACAGCCGTTGTAACAGCTGTAACCACTACCGCAGGTTCGGGTAGTGGCATTTGTATATCTAAAATAGGTATATCTAATTTCGGAATAACTGGTTCAATCTTATCAGTTTCTTCCGCTTTAACTCCAGCAGGACGCTGGAGGTTACTTGGTGGTACAACTATTGGTGGAAAAGATGGTATTTTAGCTGATGGGGGTTTGAATTCAAGTGAAGTTATTTGAGGTGGATTAGGTACTATTAACCTAGGCTGACTTATCGGCAATTAACTTTGCTTTCCATGCATTTTTCACACTTGTAGTCCATACAGCGTTACAAATAGCTTGTACTTCAGAGCTTTCCCCAGATATATTAGTATCTACAAGGTTATCTGAACCATCTAGTGTACCAGGATTTAGTGTTTTACGTGCGAAAGTTCTGCTAATTTCTGCCCCATCTTCTTTTATAACGGTAGCAGTCCTTATTTGAATTAATTTATATTGACTTACTACTTCAATTTTGTCGTCTTCAGTTGATTTTGCTAGTGCCATTAGGATTAATCTCCGATTAAAACAGTTTTAGGTTGCTGCGAAGTACGTTATTGTACCTCGTAAGGATGTATCATTATCGAAATCAGTGTTAGCTGCTGTTGTTGGGTTATCAGCTGCGCCTGTTGTATATGTCATTTTTAAAGTACTTCCAGCTGCATAGTATAGTAGATTAGCAACATTAGTACCAATATCATTCCAGTAAGCTGATACACCATTTGCATCTACAGAAGTACTAGCAACCACGTCATCAGCTGCAAATGGTAGTCCTGTTATAGTGAAATCACCACTATCTGAGCCTTTATTACTTAATTCTAAATTAAACTGAAGAGTAACTTGTCTACCTATCTTTGTATAGACACCACTTTGAGTAGTGTACGCTATACTAGTAGTACCACCACCAAAAGCTGCTGCTGGTGTCCAAGTACCTTCTTCATAGTCGTCGAAAAGTTCAGATGTTCCTGAACCCGAAGTAGCAGCAAAGTCAATACCATGACCAGCTGTTCCTACAACTAAATCGCCATCAGTAACAGTAACATCACCGTCTGAACTTATCCTGACTCTTTCAGTAGGACTTGTACCATCACTACCATCATTAGTTTTGAATACTATCTCACC